GTTGGGGGGCGGGGTAGTGCTTATTCAGTCCCCCTACCACGCGTCCCCATAACCCTAGCGCCGGTTCCGTTCGCTTCGCTCCTCCTTTCCCCGGCGCTAGGGTTATGGGGCCCCTCGCGCTATATTTACGTTCTTTATAAATGTTTATTCAGACACATGCTTTGTAAAAGTCCTGTACGATACATCCGAGTTTGCCGGCCTCGCCGTCGAGTGAGATCCCGTTATTGATCACAACCAGATAGCAGCCACATGCGTTTTCCTGGTCTGGGTAGCCGACCTCCCATGAGGTGGCCTGTGCGGCGTTCGTCCCGCCTGCCTGGGAACCGCGTGCTGCGTTCTTCAGGTGTCCGCCTGCGGGGAGCTTGATCGTCCCTCGGCATGTTAGCCCCGTCATAGCGGCGTCGCCGGGGGCATTGTAGTTCACGTTTACCGTGGCTCCGGTGGTGTTAGTCGCACCGAAGGTTATTTCGCGTTTGTACAGGACGTCCCAGTACTTGCGATTGATTTGCGCGCCGAATAGCGTGCCGCCCGCCAGACCTTCGTGGTGGGCTACAAAGTCCAGTTGATCCTGCAGAACGGCGCCTGCACCTGGAGTCGGGTTGAGTAACACACCCTGCTTGAGTTGACGGTCTTGGACCAGTTGATCGGCCATGAGTTTCTTGGGCCTGATTAAGAACATATAGTACTTAGAGAGCGTTGGCTCGTTAGTGGTCATTTGCCACTTGAGGATACCACCTGTGTGGTAAATCTCGTTCGAGGTTGCGGCCTCCCGTGCTACTCCGAAGATCGTGGACTTCCCGAAGGAAGATTGCGCCGCCAGAGACAGGTTATCCGTCCAATTGATCGTACCGCCCGTTGTACTCGCACCAGAAGGGTTGCCCGGTGCGTACGGGATAGGGCAAATGTATGCCTGTACCCCGCCTGTGGTTGTTTCAACGGATAGAAGGTCGCGCTGCCACATAGTGGACACTTTGGCGAACTGCTTCCGCGTGATGCTTGAAACTTGTCGAGAGAGGGCATAGATCTGCTTCGACTGAGCTTTCGCTGAGGTGCGTCTGCGTATGTTGCGCTTCTTGAGCACCTTGGGTTTGGATTTGCGGAGAAATCGGGGCATCTTTCACTTTGATCAGCTGCCTTTAAATACTTCATTTTCTCTTATGTCTGATACTGAATCAGTGACGTCCGTCGTGGAGCAAATGGAGATTGGTGGAGGTAATACTATTCTCCACCAAAAGAGGGTATCTCAAGGAAAAAAATGGTGTTTTACCTACAATAATTATCCAAATGATGCTTTGGAGATAATGGAGCGCAATTTTGCGTTTCACGATCTTGAGTACATCGTGGGTGTCGAGGTGGGAGAGTCCGGCACTCCCCACCTCCAGGGATTTATCGAGTCTAAGAAGCGCTTGCGTCCTGATCAGCTGGGGCTGTCTCGAAAGATCCATTGGGAGAAGGCCAAGGGCAGTCTCAAGCAGAACGTTGCCTACTGCAGTAAGGATGGTGACGTGCGTCATTCTAAGGCGTGTAAGCCTAAGGAGAAACTCCGTGTGTTGTCGGAGGACCAGTTGCGGGCTTGGCAAAAAGGTATCTTGGCCGCCATAGAGCAGCGTCCCGACGACCGCACTATACACTGGTACTGGAGTGCCGCAGGTGAAACCGGCAAGACCACTTTTTGCAAGTACCTAACTCACAAGCATGGTGCTGTTCCTATTTCGGGCAAAGGCGCGGATGTGCGTAACGGCATCTGTACCTACATGGAGGCCAACGATGGTGATACGCCTGGGCTGGTCGTCATGAACGTCCCTAGGTGCCTCGAAGGCACTGATCGAGCATATATCAGCTATGAAGCGCTCGAGAATGTCAAGGACATGTACTTCTACTCGGGTAAGTACGCAGGTGGCGTCGTCTGTGGCAACTGCCCGCACCTGTATATCTTCGCTAATTTCCCTCCGGAGACCGAGAAGATGTCAGCGGATCGCTGGGTGATCGTCAATATCGATGACGAGTGTCAGGAGCCCTCTAGTAAGAGGCAGTGTTTATCAATGTAGCTAACCCTGTCCTAATTAAACCCCCTTCGTTTGAGATGACCGTTGGGGGGCGGGGTAGTGCTTATTCAGTCCCCCTACCACGCGTCCCCATAACCCTAGCG